ATACTAATACTTTACGTATGAATATCACATGTCCAGAAATTGGAGAACAACTCCGCTTTCTGCAGTATTATCGCATTGGCGAAGCCAATGATATAATCCCACCGGACTTAAGAGACTACGTCTCCGATGTCCAGTTCCTATCGGCAAAGCAGATTCCATCTGCTTTGGCGATACGTCGACCTGGTTCTTTCTCAGTGAAGAAGCAGATCGAAATCCTTACTGAATGTGGTTTCACGCTAAGTAAGGATAAGGATGAATATATGGTTTATAGACCACCATTAAATGGTGATTTAGACCAAGAGGAAGGTGACGCTGCCCTTAGGGCCTTCACATCTTCTTCAAGTGATAACACAAGTTCTATTCCTGAGGAAGAGATACTTGAGTTTGGTGATGAGGAAGGTATAAAACCGACCTTACGCCTAAATTATGAAGATCCTTGGAAGATTATAGCTTCTAGGGCCTTCCAGGAGGACAGAGGGAAAACACCCCCTGAAATCCGAGTATGGTTCGCAGACGTTTTACGTCTACAAGATCCATTACCAGCTAGGATCTTAGGTCCGAACTGGAAAGGTTCGAAAAGGAATAAAATTCGTTTTCAAACCATAGCCGATTCTAACATAAAATATTATGTTATTATCAAACATACTCATTGGGGCAAAGCTTTAATGAATATGAGCCATAGCGAGGAAATTAAAACCTCAAAATGGGCAAAGTTCCAAATCAAAAGGCTTAAAGCTTTTCTATTTGGACGACCTGATCCTAGATGGACTTCTAGTTTCAGGAAATTATATCCCTCGGGGCCTGTGACCCCAGAGCGATTAAAAGCACGATCTACAAGACTCATTGAAGTCTTAAAGACCGTAGATGGAATGTTCTGTCAAAGATACATTGCATTCCCTCAAGAGATATGGTCATGGATTAAATATGATACATATGTCTTAAAAAACTTCTTCGAGTTAATCTCGGATGAGTTTTTAGATGGTGAACTGCCAGAGATTTCTCTGACTCTAACCACAAGATACGAAGAGCTTAAACAAGCTCGTGGTATCTTTAAGAAGATGGCGCATGAAAATGCACCACCTTCTGCCTTTGCGGAGGACCTAGGTCTTCCCCAATGGCTACATCAGTTTCAACCTTTATGGTTAGAAGTGATGTCTATAAAAGATCCCTTCTTACGTAACGCAAGAATTGGGCTCTTTTCCCAGACAAGAGGGTGTGGAACACCCCCTCCTCTGGTAGTGTTAAAGACTAAGGATAAATTCCTTAAAGTCGTAACAGAAAACCCTACACCTCTGTCTGAGACAGAGAAAAGAATAGTGTGGGGAATAGGCGAGGCTGTTGTCTTAAAGATCCCAGATTTCGCTTTTACAGGCCTTTCTACTAAAAGTAGAATAACTGTAACATCCTCTGCCTGCTGGGAATATACCCAGAAGGAAGGAGGGACGGTCCAGGCTATATCTGATATTGTAGCACTTGGATCGCAAGGTGTTCCTGCATCTATATTTAATCTAGAAACAGGAGCGTACGAGGGGAGTAAACCTTTTGGTGAACTCCACCCCGGAGAGTATATATTCTGGCGTTGCCTAGAATATGTACTTGGCAAACCGAAAACAGATACCAATATGGTACAACTGGTCGCGGTTAAAGAACCCGGTAAATCACGTATCGTGACGAAAGGTTCTGCTTATGTCAAAGTCATTCTTGACGTTGTCAATAAGATTTGTTCCGAACCTCTTAAAAAGGGTCTGGAATCAAGTTCATCCGGGATGGGAAAATCTCATCACGGGTGGAACTTCTTTAAATCGTTTTATCAACGAGAAAAAGGAGCATTCGTGTTCGACATAGACGAAGTCTTTGAAGAACATGATAAATCTGTAAAGGATTCCTTTAAAAGGACAACCTTTTACAAACGCGTGTTCGTATCCTCTACGGACTACGAAACCGCTACCGACTATATGCACTTTGAAGTTGCATCTATACTCGGTAATCAATGGATGACTCGGTGTGGTATACCCCGAGTACTCCGTGCACTAGTCCATCAGTTTTGTTTCAAACCTAGGACTATATATTTCCATGCCTCTGGGGCATTAAGAAATATAGGTATAGCTACAGATAAAGATAATCTTCGATCTGTAACTATTTTGCGAGGGATCATGATGGGTGATCCACTCACAAAAGTCATCCTACACTTGGTTAACGCAAGTGTAAGAGAATTTGCCCAAGAATTCGACAAAGTCGAGTTCTGGAGGCATATCTTCCCAAAGGACTTTATGTCTATTTGGGAAGACGTACAGCGTATTCTTAAAGAAAAAACTGTACGCACAAGTAAATAGTGATAAACACTATTACTGTGCTAACATTTCGGTAGTATTGCCAGCAATACCCCCGAATACGAAGGTATGCTCAGCATACACTTACT